TTCGCCATTCTGCCCTGCTCGATATAGACCCCGGGCAGAATGGCGAAGGGGAAAGTCGCACCGCCGGAGTTGTACCAGATCTCCGACTTGAGGGCCCCCAGCAAGAGGATTTCCCGCCTATTCACCGAGAGGGCTTGCAGCGGGTCAGGATACCCGATCTTGCCGGCGAAATACAGCGCGTCAAAAGTAAGGGAATTCGACAGCGTGCTGCCAAAATCGATCGTCCCCGGTTCGTTCCAGACGACAAAGGTGTCCAAAAACCCCACGGTATTGGCCCCGTTGAAGCTCCCAGTCGGATCGTTGATTTGGGCAAAGGCATGAGTCGCCAGCACGATCGTGTAACCGAAAGTGCTCCCGTCGACCAGCAAAATCGTGGTCCCGTTATCGATCATCCGGCAGGGGCCAGTGCCGAAAACGGTCAGGTCGCCCAGGTGGGTCAGAACAAAGCCCGAGGACACGTAGTAAACCTTTACTCCAATAACAGCAAAGCCCTGCCCGTTGGAGGCCCGGTAGATGCACCGGACGGGATTTATGTTGGCTCCGTCCTGCACCAGCTGCCGAAGTCCCGGCCGCTGATAATACGTCAGCGGCACAGGGCTGTCTTCCCGATTAATTTCGGGAAAGTAATTCACACAACGCTGGGCGTTGGCAATACGAGAGCGGGCTACATAAGAGCCGCCGATAAGGGGAAGCCTCATGTGCCCGCTCCAGAATTACGCCGTGGAAGACCGCTTCCACTGTCCCATCTTGATGCAAAAGTATTCCGCCACGACACCAGCAGCCTGGGCAACGCCAGTGGCAGTCGCCACCTGGGAATTCGATCCCTGCAGGGCAATCGTATCGCCAGCACCAGCATTGTTGGCATTGCTCGGATTTCCGAAAACCTGCATCGAGGTCGCCGTCGCGTTGTTGATGATGCACTTCGCGCCAGGGATCGCCAGCGGGAGCTGGACGGAATCATTCGCCGAGGCAACTGTCTCGACATTATTAATCCCATGGCCCAGTACCGTCGCGTTGGCCTGTCCACCGCCAGCAAAAGCGATAATGCCATTCCGATTTCGGGTGACGTAGCTTGCCAGCTGCAATACCTGTCCGCCATCGATAAGACGGAGGCCATTGATGAAACTCGAGAATTGATCGATCAACTGAGGAATAAGGGGCATCGAAGTTCCTTCCTGCGGGAGAAGCCGCTACTTGAGAGCCGCCAGCGGGATCGCTGCTCGGTTAGTAAGACCGGTCAGAGAAGATGTTGTAAATCCCGTTCCTGACCAAATCAACGGGCATTTGCAAACGGGCAATATTGGTGTTCGCGCCACGCAAGGCATTCAGCGAGTCCTTGGCCAGTCCGGGCAGCAAATCCCCCGGCATTGTCCGAATGCCATACTTGGAGCGCAAGCGCATAGCCAAATTCAGCACCATCGCGTTGTAATACTCATACGGCAGGGCGAAGGCGTCGGAAAGAGTCTGGAAGACGACCGGCAGCTGGGCCTTGATCGTGACGTGGACTGCGTAGATGTTGGCCTGCGGAACTGGCCAGGGATACACGCGGCCGAGAGGCCAGCTCGCGTCCAAAAAGATCACCCCGGGAAAACTTACCAGCTGTTTGAGGGCAATCTTATTATAGTCCTCCATGCTTTGGAGAATATCCAGCGGGTAGTCGATCTGGTTCGGCTGGCTCTGGACGAGCTGGCGGAGAAAGGCACTTTCCAGCTTATCCGGCCTCATCGAATTGGCCCCGGTGTCCAGGTCTCCTCCTGGGCCGATGCTGTAAGACTGAGCACCGGTGCTGGTCTTGGAGAGCGTCACGAGGTGATACACGAGCCACCTCTTCCGCGCCCACTCTTGCAGCATCCACTGCAGCCTGGCCCACGCGTCCGTGGTATCCTCGGCCAAGGGGGTCTGCCCGACTCCGATAGCCCCGCTTTCCTTGAGAGCGGCCGTGATAATATCGCCAATCGAGGTCGCAGCTGGATCGATATTGCTCACGGCCCTTGCTCCTTATTTCTTGCTCTTGAGCGCGGCCTCGAGAGCCTGCTCGGTCTCGGCGTTCTTGGCCGTGAGCTCGGCGATCTGCTTCCGCAGAGCGGCCGCCTCGTCCTCCTGCGCCATGCGGGCAGCATCGATCGGGCTCGCCGCCATGACCGGGGGCTCGAGGCCAGCCTTCCGATAACGGGCCGCGATGGCGCTGCCGGGGAGTTTGTGCCAGCCTTCGGCCAGCAGGGCATTGGCCTCGGCCTCGTCTTTCGCGATCTTGGAAATAAGCTCTTTCTGCTCCCCGACCCACTGCGGGCCAAATGGCGTCGCAATGGCCGTCGGCGCGACGGTCTGCTTCTCCTCTCCCTCGGGATGATAAAGCATCATCGGGTAGATGGCCTTCTGGTGGATGGAGAGGCCCGTGCCGTCCCGCGCGTTAATGTTCGCCGGATTGCTGTCGAAGACCCCTTTGTCCTCCATCATATCGTAAATTGTAAACCTTCTTCCACGAGCCTGGGCCATTTATTCGTTCTCCTTCTTGGTCTGAGCCTTGACGGCCCACATGGCCGCGTCTTCAATATGGGTCTGCGCCAGGGCCTTCAAACGCCCACGTTCATTTCCCACGTCAGAAGTTCGATCGCTCGAAATCTCCTCGACAAGATCGATCAAGTTCGCTGCAGCTTTCTTAATCGCATCGACCATGGGATCAGACGAGGGATTAAATGAAAGTCCAACTCGATATTCACCTTTACTTAACATTTCGCTTTTCCTTAAATTCGGCAATCCGTTGAGCCTTAGCGCCAGCTTCGTCGATCTTGCTGGTAACACCTTGGCCTGGGACTGGCGAGGGGAGGGATCGCCTGTTAACTCCCCCTCTGCCAGTAAATTGAGCCATTATTCCGTCCCGGACTTGGGCCTCTTCCAGAGAATTGCACCAGCCATCGCCGAGGTCGTAAAGCTCGAACTCATCCCGGACCATTCGACCATTCGGGGCTGCCTCGACATGGAACATCATCTTGGGCCATTCGCTGCTGGCCGGGCTTGGACCAGGAGCCAGATGAAACTGATGCCCATGCTTTGCAAAGATCTCAAGCGCCTCCTTACCAAGCTCGAACGCCTTCTCGAGATAGGCTAACGTCCGGGGGTCCCCCGGATGCTCGGCTTGCAGGCGGCGCTTGAGAGTATTCCAATCCATTCGAAGGTCCTTCTACTAAGAGCGAAAAGACCGCCCCGAAGGGCGGCCTCTCCTCGACAGGTCCACCAGGGGCCTGGCTACTGATAAATCACGTCCGCGACGACGCACGCCCACTCAGGTCTGATCCACAGGTACCCGTAGAGGACGTCGAGGCGGGTGATGAGCTGGTCAGTTCCGATGAAGTAATCAGTGACCATACGCATCGAGACTCCGTCGAAGGACTCCCGGGCGGCTTCATGCACGTTCTTCGGCATTTCCAGATCCGCAGTCGCCAGGGTGACGGCCTCGGGGGCATAAGCGAAGTTCTTCGTGTACGAGGCACTCGCCGCCAGACCATTCGTCGGGTTGACAGCAGCGCCATTGGCAGGGCTCGCAGTCACGGTCTGGTACTGGACCGGCTGCCCGCCGACCGCCGGGACAATGGCCGGGTAGATCGGAATGCTCGTGGCACCGGCAGCAACATTCGCCGTCACGACGAACTGACGCAGCTGGCCATAGGACTGCTTCGTGATCCGGTTGACTGCGAAGACCCCGGCGATCGTGATGATGTCGCCGATGTTGAGGCCATTCGCGAGGGCATTGACCGTGAGCGAAAGGCCGGTCTGATTGGCCCCATTGACCGTCGCGGAGCCCTGTGCCAGCGCCCCATTCGTGTGGGCAATCGTGGTCTGATCTTCTAGCCAGATGAAGCCCAGGGCGTCGTACATCTTGCCCGTGACGTACTGGCGGGAGATTTCCGAGGCCGGGTTGAGAAGGCCCGACAGGGTCGCAACGACGGTCGCCTGAGTGTCTGGCGAGTTGACAACCTTGCGGTTGCCGACAGGGCCAGAGTTGTTTGACAGCTTCGCTCCAGCCCGCAGATAGGTCTGGGCGATGGGCGAAATGACGTTGTTGCTCGAGTCCTGATTGGCGACGAAGTTACAAATACCGCCTTCGCTACCGTTCATGATATCGACGGCAACTGCGCCGGCGAGGTTGTTGACCATCGGGGCGAGAACTCGCTTCGAGTAGTCGTCGAGGGACAGGGTCCGGTCGGCCGTCGAATAGCCGACATCGACGTGCTTCTGAGTCGCCAGAACCAGGGTCGTCGACTGTTCGGACGTATCCTGCACTGACAGGGCCGGTCCGGTCGTGACGGTGAAGTCGTTCGGCAGCCTAATGCGCAGGGTCGAGCCGATCTTGGCACCCGAGACCGCAAAGCTGTCATCATACTGCATGTCGACATTCTGGAGGAATGCGTTGGAGTTCTTCCACAGACGCACCGCCTCACGGGTAATCATGTTGATAGTGAGCAGGGTATTGGCCATTTGAGATCCTTTCTCGGCCGGGGATTGAGGGCTGCCCAAGAACAGGAGGGGAGGCGGAACATCGAAGGCATTCCCGTTCGAAGTCGGTCGGAGGCTTAAGCCCCTCCTTGGCCACCAAGCACTTTGAGCTTACGCTGCGGCTGTGCTAGAAAGCCGATCCAGCAGAGCTGGCATTTGGGTTGGGTCGAAACTTCTCAGCCGAAAGCCGATTACTCGACTTTCCCCTTTGATAGCGAGGACGGCGATCCTCCCATCGCTTCGACATTCGATCCCAGAGGGAAGAGTGTCAAACGGTGGGTCCACTTTCAAGGGCAGCCTCAAGGCTTCGACCCAATTCATTAATTCCGGCCCCGAGCGGCGACCTGAGCCTCACGGCGTTTCATCCACTCGGCAGTCGTGAGATTGTCAGCCTGCTCCGGGTTGGTCGGATCGACAGGCAATTGCTCCCCTCTCCCGCCAGCCAGAGGCCTCACCGGTGGCGGGACCTTCGAAACCCCCTCGATCTGCGCCCCCTTGAGGGCTTTCTTGGTCAACTCGACGCCCATCCTGAGAGGGGACAATGCGAGAATGCGATTGGCTTCGTCCAGGTCCTGGCCCAGCTCATACATCAGCGTTGCCAGTTCCCCAGTCTCGAGACCGGCCTGCAAGAGGGCATTATACGCCGCGACTTCATCCGCGTCGGACACGTTGACCAGGGACCTCACGTCCGCAAGTCGGGCGTCAAAGTCCTCCCACTGGGCGCGTCCCTTCGCAGCTTCGGCATTACAGCGATCATTGAAAGTGTTGATGGCGACTTGCTGGCGAGCCGCTGCGGCCACTCGGGCATTGAAATCCGCTGTGGGATCGAGAGCACCAGCGGGAGCCGGAACAGCTGGGGCCGCAGGTGGCGTATTGACTTTCTCGCGAAGCTCCTGCAGCTGACCTGTCAGCTTGGCGATCCTGGCGTCCCGCCAGTCTTTATCCTTGCCCTTCGCTGGTGGCGTTTTGGCGGCCGGGGGAGTAGCAGACGGCCCTGTCTTACCACTCCCCTCGGCATCGCCGGTACCTTCGCCGGAGTCGCTTACGGCTGGGGCACCTTCGACAACAGGAGCCTTCGGCTCAACTGCTGGCGAAGAGGGAGACTCCGGAGACGGGGAGGAGGTCGCCTCCGGAGTCGGTGTGACAGCAGGGCCATTGGCGTCCCCCTCCGGCACACGAGGAATATTCCGAATTAGGTATTTTTCCAAAATCTTTCGCATCTCGACTCGCTCCTTACAGGGCCTTAACTTGGTCTCGCCGTCCCTTGACCAACGACGCATCAAGGATCAGGGCCGAAGTTATTTCTTCTTTGAGGACCTCGTCAAGGGGGTAAACTAGCATACGTGCAAGGGTGGCCCGTGCGCCTTCGATGGCGGCAGGCCAATATTTCTTCACGAACGCATCTTCCAGGCCCTTGCGGCTCATGCCCGGATGCTGGGCTTGCCAGCGGGTCCAAATCATGTCGTTTTTCATAGTCTCGTCATAGAGGGCCCGGGTCATTTCCTGTGCCGTTTTGGCGACCATCAAATGACAGTGAGCGCCACTCTTGAGTTTGCTTGGAGTTTGCATCTTTTTTCCTATTCCTATCAATACGAAATATGCGGCATGACCTTGTATGGGTCATAGTCCACCGGCTGCAATCTGACATTCGCCAGCGAAGCAGCAAGCATCATTTTCATCAGGGAGGCCTTGGCATTCGGATCGACGCCAGCATCAGCCGAGGGCGCAGAGCCCTGACTTGCATTAGTCTGCGCGACTTCATCTGGCGTCGGAGCGATATGTCTCGTCGAGGCCAATTTATTCGGACTCATCGGGGTCCCAGCGAAATTGTAAGCGTTCTGCCTCCTGGTCTCTTCCGAGTCATCCCCATAGCGAATGTAATTCTTCAAGGCCCTGTTCGCAGAGTCAATGTCCTTCGCATTTGCGAAAGCCTGACCGGCGCTTTTCTCTGTTGCCCAGCCGGGCAAATTGGGCCCGAACTCCTTGGGGTTCGTATTTGCGAGGCCCATTTCTTGCCGGATGAATTTGACCTGCGTTGCCGGGTCCGTCGGGCTTGCTCCGATGGCTTTCGCGTAAGCTTGCAAGTTGTCCCACCGACCTTCGCGCCACTGGATTAGGCCATGGGCTCCTTCCCCTGGATTAATAATCCCCGGGCGCAATTCGCTTTCCTGCTTCATATTCCCAGTCAGAGCGTAAGCCTGGGGATCGCCCCAGCCGCTTTGCTTGATCATCGGAATGAGAGCATCAGCGGGGACACTACCTGCCAAATCGGCCACCTCCACTGGTGGGGCGACTGGCGGGGGCATCAGAATGGGGACACTTGCCGCGAGCGGAGGCGGGATCGCTGGCATCGTGCCAGTCAAATCGAATGGGTTCATGCCATCGTCAAGTGCCATCTTACGCTCCTTTCACGACTTTGAGGTGCTTCCCTGGCCTCGTCGGATCGCCGACGTACCACTCCCCATCAGGGGCTTTCTTGGCTCCTTCCACTGGAGGAGCCTCGGCATCAGCTGTTCCCTCTGGCGTCGGCCCATCGATGTCCAAGTTGTTGGAATTTGCCTCAATGATCGGGCTCAAATGAGTCTGCATGGCCTCATTCACGAGCTGGCGAATGACGTCCATCAGGCCGCCGGAGTCCATTGGGATGAGGTCCTTCAGCGCGGCCATTCTCTTCGTCTCGGCCTCATAGACATCAATATCCCGCATCTGCTCCTTGCCGACCAGCTTCAAGTCTTTCTTCCCGACCTCTTGCAGGGCCTTCGCCAGGCTTTCTTTCAGGACCTGATTGCTCTGCATCAATTGCTGCTCATTCGCCGACGGCCCATCGCCCAGTGCCGCAGGGGGAACCAAGCGCTTGAGCCTCTGCGCCGCTTCTGCTGCTTTGTCGAAGTCCATTGCCGCCAGCATGATATCCCCGATGATCGGGACGACCTGGGGGGCTTGGGTCATGATCAAGGTCAGCATTTGCACGGTTTCTTCCCTCTTCGACCCGTAAGACGGACCAACAGACGGGCTGACTGAGTAATCTCCCAGCGCCGGGTTGAAAATATGCATCACGGAGTTATCCAGAGTCTTCCGGGCCATCATGTAAGCCTGCTGGGCTTTCGGGTCAATCGTGACCTCGAACGGGACTTCGTCATCCCCCTGGATCGAAATCACTCGCTTGGTGTCATAGACCTTCGGGATGAGGTCGAGCGCTTGCGTCGCCGTAAAGACCAGCGCGCTTTCGTAGTTGTCTTGAAAGTGGAAAACCGAGGTCTCGGCCTGGGCCTGCCGCCCGCGAATGGCCGTCCCAGTTCTCTCATTCCCCGCCATGCCCATGGAGTTCTGCCACTGCCCACTCACCATCATGGTTTGATTGAAAGCAGTTTCCATGCCCATCTGGTAAGCCGGGCTGGCCGTCGGCGGCTGGGTCCTCTGCGGCGGCTCGATCTTCTGCCCGTTGTCATCAAAAGCATTGTAGACCAGAACCGAGTGATTGGCCGTGTTGGCCGTGTTCCACATGGACTCATATTCTTCGATCGCCTGAGCACTGGCGACCCACGGGGTCTTGCCTTGCAGGGCGACGAACTCGACCTGGGAGGATGCGTTGTAATTGTACATCCTCTGGGCATCTTTCATCCAGCGAGTATGGCCCTTCCGGTCCATGATGCCGCCGATGATGGTCTCTTCGCCCAGGCAGCAGATCAGAGGGATATACTTCCCAGGCCAGATGGTCTTATCGATAACACTGTTCCCGGCGATCAAGTACCACTCGACTCTCGGAACCGTCACGCGACGCTGCTTCGCCAGCGGCCCATCCGCGATCTTGTACATATTCGGGGTGAGCATACTTTTGAGAATGTTTTGCCTCTTCCCCTGATACACGAAGGAGATCAGGACATCGGGCTCTTTCACGATCCGGAAATACTCGACAACTCGGACATAGTCGTCCGAAATCCAGTCGTCGTCCGCCGCGTTGACCCCCAGGGGCGCGCTGCTTGCCAGGTCCCCAAAATCGGGAAACTCGCTCTTGAAATCCTCCTTCGGAATTTCATCAAAGACAAAGGCCCACTGAGCATCGCTCTTATTGCTCTGCCGGCAGTTTGGATCGATGTAAACTGACAGAGGGTCCCGAACCGGCAGGATCGAGATGTCTTGGTCAAAAGTCTTCTCGCTCACATAATCGCAGTGGAGTCTCCACCAGCCGATACCGCCGCCGATTTGGAAGTTCCGTGCTGTCGTGTAAGCGTTTTGGGCATTCGAGCGAATTTCGATCCGCCTGATAATGTTGGACATTATCTGGGCGCTTTCAACAGTCGCCCCATTCCCCTGGGGCATAAATTTGGGACTGCTCTTATTCTTCCGCGCCTGATTGGAAATCTGCAGATTGTGCTGCCGGATGAGGTTCATCGTCAAGCACGGACGATCGGCGATTTCCCGATTTTGCCTGATGTTGTTGGGCCACTGGAACCCGTTCTCCGAGTCTCCATTTTCAAACTTGATATCATCGATGAAGCGTTGCCGGCTTGGGCTCTCCCATTCCGCCGCAATTCGCCACCTCTTTTTGGCCTCCCGGACCACCAGCGCATCAGGCCCGCTTGCCGGGGTGTCGAGCTCATTCACATCGCTGCGAACTTTTGTCCTAGCCATTCAAGTCACCCCATCCAACCGCTGGGACCAGGACGTTCCCGCCTAGCCTTCTCAAGCAATGCATTTTTAGCACTCGCCAGTCTCCCGAGGACCCCCTCTTTGTGGAACCCAGCGGCCTTAATCGTCAGGGCCATATAACGGAAAGCGTCGGCTCCATGGCTCGCCCAGTCGTGCATGGGCTCGGGCGAGTACACGGACTTCCCATCATGCCCGTCGGTGACTTTGTACCGGTAGTGCCGGAGGGCTTTTATCCCCTCCTCGCACTCGTCCTCGTCAAAAAACGTGTTCGGCAGCACCAGGCGGGCCGCGTTGACCCCGTCCGCGAGGGAGAGCTTCGGGACAACCCTCACACTGCAAGAGGGGAAGTGGGCCCGGAACTGCTCCTCAATCGTGAGCTTCATCCCGATCTTCTTCGCCTTGGCGTCGTGAGGGAGCCAAATAACATCATAGGTATAGGGCAGGTCTTTCAGATACTTCGCATAATGCAGCGTGTCGGACATATTATTCTCATAATAATGCAGCATCCTATTTTGCATCGCGACCCTCTGACCGATCCAGATCGCCGTCTTGTCGCTCTTCCCAGCGCCCAGGTCCAGCCAAATATTGGCCGGGGTCTCGCGATCCCAGGGGACGTTGCAAATCCGATTTTCCTGCTGCGCAGCGCGCAATTCCTTGGCGTAGACAACGCCCTCGAGCATCTGGAGGCACTGCCCTTCCCAGACATTCAGGTACAGGTCGTAGTCCTGGGCCTTGAGTTTTTCCGCCTCATCCAGCAGGACCTTCGGGAACCAGGGGTTGTCCTTGTAGGTCATATGGACGACAATGGTGTCCTTGTCCGTGGCCTCGCGGACAAAGGTTTTGTAGGTATAGTCAGTCTCAAGCTCGGGGTTGAAAGTCATCCAGATTTCCGAGCCAGTCCCAAAAGGCCCATACGGAGCGTCCTTACGGATCGTCGGGATCAAAATGTTCCAGCTTGCCCGCGAGACCTTGACGGCCTCTTCCACCCAGCAGATATCAACGCCTTCGTAGGACTTTATCCTGGTCGTGTTGTTCTTAATACCCTCGAAAAAGAACTGCGTCCCGTTCTTGCCGAAAATCCCCTGTTTTTGGATTTCATATTCCGCCTCGAGGCCCAGGGCAGCAATCTGGTCGGACAAAACCTTATGGCTCGACTCCGAAATCGAGTTCTGAAATTCACGAGCGCAAAGGACTCGAATGGGCTTTTGAACACCAAGCAGCAACAGGGCCCTGGCAACGCCCCAACTCCGGCCCGCGCCCCGACCTCCCCAGAGGACTTTAAATCTCTTAGGCTGGAAGAGGCACTGGAGTTTGATGGGGAACTGGGCGTCAGCCATGAGGGCAGGTCCGGGATTGCAGCTGGGAATTCAAAACTTTCTAACAGAAAGGTGGCCAGGGGGCGCGAAGCCCCCCAGCTTAGCTCCTTAGTTCGTCCCACTTCCCGCGCGTTGGAACGTCACAGTCGGCGTGGCAGCGGCGGCGTTGAGGGTCACGATCCAATCCGTGTACCCCGCCGCGACGATCGTGGCAGTGCCAGTGACCGTCACATTGGTCCCCGCTGTCAGGGTCCACGCATTCGTCGCAGCAGTTTCATTGATGATCCGAACCATGAAACTGGCCGTGTTCTGCGCGTTCGGCAGCTGAGCGATGATCGCTGCCGCAGTCGGGGTCGTCAGCACTCCAGCGCCACCCAGGGTCCCGGTCATATCCAAGATATGATACCCGCCAGTTCCGACCAGCTGAGCAGCCGTCACGGTCACACTCGAGGTGGCGGCATTCACTGCCCGCGAGGCATTATTTCCAGTCATGGCTGCGAGCTGACTCGTGGAAATCGCCTCGGTCTGAGGAGAGAGCCCATTCGGCAGCTGCGTATCTGCTGGGATGAGCTCATTCCCCGTCAGCGGCAGGGTATTCGGGACCGTTCCCGCCACCGGGAAGCCATTCGTGTACAGGCCCCCGGCATAGGCGATCCCGCAAAGGCTGGCAAGAGCAAGCGCCCCAGCCAGCAACAGAAAGCGAAAGTTTTTCATGTTGACTGTCCTTCTCTTGCCAGCAATTCGAGGCAGGCACCCGTTCGAGCCGTCGTGGCTCACCTAGACGTCGTTGCCCAGGTATTTCTTCGTATCGCCGAGGGTCTCACAACCCGCAGCGCCATATCCTTCGTCGGTCTCCCCATTTGGGGATTTGACGAATTTCTCCGAGCTCCTATACGAGCCGGTCTTCGGGTTGTACTCGCTTGTCCGCTGAATATACCCATTGTCGATCTTCCTGGTCGACACGTCAACATCGCAGCAGGACGAGCTCTTCCCGGCTAGGGCGGCCGTATCATTGAGGCGGGCCATTGGCTAGCCCCCTTTTCCCGGGCGCATCCCATGCAGGGGCATGTGCTTCACACCACTGGCATGATTTTCCTTCAGATGCGACATAGCCGCGCCAAGGCCCGAGGGACCCACCACGGACATATCCGCCTTGGTTTCATTACCCACGCCTGCCGTGTGGGCTTTCTGCCGCACGTTTTCCTGGGGATTGCCCACGTTCAGTTTCATTTCCATTTCCAGTCTCCTTGCGCAAGAGGGGCCGAAGCCCAGTTAGAGGCCCAAAAATCAGGCCCCATTAATTACAGCACACGTCGTCCCGGGAGTTGCCCGGAAAGCCCGAGGCAAGCCCGAGGGACAGGGCTGAGAATTACTGCCCCCAATGCTAGCCGCTGGGCTCCCGCTGCCGAAGGCCGCCCAGGCATCTCCGCCCAGCGAGGTGATGACCCAGTAATACTGCCTCCCATCCGAGGGAACAGTGATGCCACTCTGTTGAGAAGTCGCCGGGTTGGCCTGATAATTCGAGGCATGGGGTACCGAGTCCTCCACCGGGACGACACCCCAGGGCACGCCCTTGTCACTCACCCCAGTCAACTTAATCGCGATGTTTGCCATTTCGAATTCCTTCCATCTTCGCTATCGCTCGTCAAGCCTGTCTTCCAAATCCTTTTGAAAAGTGGCCGTTATTACACGTCCGTCAACGAGCCAGTCAGAACAAAAGCCCCGCCATAGCCTTTGTTTGTCGGAAAGGCTGCCGCATTCCCGGTGAAGAAGAGCGCTGGCTGGGCTCCAAGATACCCAGAACCATCTGCCCCTGGGTTCATCGGGTTGCCATAAAAGTCGATGAATTTCCTAACATCAGCTTGGGCGATCGAATTCTTGCTATTCACAATCGCATTCTGCGTGTCTAGGAAGACATCTGCCAGAGCCCCAATTGTTTGGTCCGACAAGTCGGCAGAGCCGGCCAAAAACCCTGGATTGCCGGAGTCATCTGACGCTGTGTAATCGATTATTTTATTAGTCGCGCGGGCTGACACTCCATCAAGAATAACACGGCCATTAATTGCAACACCGAAAAGAGCCAATCCTGTCGCGTCCCAACTTGCGAGAACATGATTGGGTTGCCCGGGGACCCATAGATTACCAGGTACCGCCGCAGCAGCAATGATATTGGTGTCATCAATTGTTGAGTTAATACTCGCCGCTACTTGAATACCACCACTACCCTGTTGAAAACCTATTGCAATCCCAAATCCCAGCCCGTTAATCCAAGAGTCATTTCCCAAAATATACTTTGTCGACGGATTGCGCCCATAATCGTTGTACCAAAAACTCGTTGTGCCGACTTGACTATTTGTCACCAGCAGAGAAGTCGATCTCTTTAAATAAGCTGTTCCGTCGAAGTAAACAAATTGCTGAGCATAGTCCGACACAGCTCCAGGACTAATTGCCGACAACGGCAATTTCCTCGATCCTCCTCCCGGGATACTGATTTCCATCAGCGAGGTCAGATCAACAGGCAGAGTCGCGGCAGTCAGCTGGGGAATGGTCTTAGTCATTGGTCAATCACCCTTGTTTCGCCATCATCGGTCACACGGTCTTCCGAGGAATCAGTCACCCGAGCTTCGCTAGCAGGAGGAGGGGAGGGCGCAGCCCCAGGCTTCTGGTCGAGGCCAATTTTCAACCCGAGGTTCATAGTCCAAGCTCCTTTGCCGCCAGCGCGGCTCGACTTGCCCCAGCTTGCCACATAGGACCAGTTCCAAGCCACTGTAACACCGGGGCGCCAGTCCCTAGACGGGCCATTTCCAGGGCCCTCTCCATAGTGGAGCAAATGAAATTCTTTCGAGCCATCGGAGTCAGGGCCTTGACCATCACGATGCCATAAATCCGAGAACTCTCGAAAACGGCCTCCAGCAAGGGCAAGTACAGCTGGCCAAGTTGGGTATGGGCCTCCGGGACCCAGGTATATTTGGCTTCCAGCACGAACAGCTCGTTTCGCAGGGGAAAGAGAATATCCGGCTGGGCCCAGCCAAGGCCATTTTGATCTTCGAAAACAAGCCACTGCCCGTGCTTCGCAGTCGGGCCAAAGGCCTGGGCGATTTGCCGTTCATACCGCAAGCCCTCTCTCTTCGCACCCCTCGGGCGGGAGCCCTTCAGTCCTGGCGGGCCGTCTGGCGAAAGCCTCGCCCATTTCAGCCCTTTCACGACCCGGTGTCCCACTCTAGCCTCCCAGCTTGCTCGAAAACATAGCCGCAATGACGGCCCACGATTTCACCAACGCAGCCGTCAGCGCGCTGGAGCCAATCCCGACGACGAAGAGGGCTCCAATCCCGCGTTGCTTCCACTGCCGGACCTCTTCCGTGATTTCGCTGGCCGAGGCAATTTTCCCATCCATCATATTCATCCTGCCGACCAAACTTGCCAGCTGATGCGCCATGGTCTCTCTGGCCTGCTTCCCGTCCTCCTGGCTTTCCTTAATGTCCTTCAAATCTTCTTGAACATTCGCCACAGCTTCTTCAAGCCGCCCCATCATTTTATAAACTTCCCCGACATTGATGCTATTGCTGCCAGACATTCTATCAGACCCCGTCAGCGGATTTAAGGGCTTTCGCGAAGACAAGGGCTTCTTGGGCGATTTCAAGCGCCCGATCAGTTCCATTGACGACGTGCCGAGCGGCAATGAATTCTTTGATTTCTTCACTATCAGCCTCATCAGTTTCGTCAATATACTGGCGAAGCGCCTTGCCCGTCCACCAGCCTTCCGAGTTGCCCACGAAAAGGCAAAGGGCCGACAGCAACGGGTCGCCTCGTAAGTCTGGACGCGCCACGAAATCCACTTGCAAGCCAAAGAGAGCATTAAGTCTCTTGCTCGAAAACGCGGCATTCCGTCGGCCAGTATTTTGAACATCGCCTTCCCCTCGATAGCGATAACCGTCCCCTTTTTGCGTATTGCCCAGCATTTTCCCCAGGGGAGTGCCGGGTTCGTATTTTAGGAAGTAACTCGCGCTCCCGCGTTCCGTAATCGGGGCCAGCGTATTGGCAGTCTCGTGCCAGCTCGTTGCCAGATCATAGGCCAAGCGCTGCAGGCTCGGGTCGCCCTTGGCGATGTATTTTTCCCAACAGTTCAACAGCCGATTGAGACCGTCAACGTGGAATTGCTTCAGCCCAGCGGGAAAGAGCGAAGTCCCTCGAAGCGCTGCGAAGAATTTCCCTCTATCCAGCATGGCGCTACGCAGCCTTCACAGTGATATCCGGCTTGCCGGGCCCGGTCGGCACAGTCACCTGGGTCGGTCCCGGGTCTTGGCTCATGATTTTGTCCGCCTGGACTGCGACGGCCATTGCTGCAGCCGAGGGCTTGCGGGCCAGCTCATACACCAGCGGGGCCAAATTCATTACCGCCAGCACTAATGCGGTGACACTGGCGTAAACGGTCTGCTGCGTCGCCGCGTCATTCACATACTTGGCCGTCAGCGGGGCCAGCACGATTGCTACCAGGTTCGAGACCAGGGTCTTATACTTGTCCGAGTTCCCGGGAGCCCCGGAGGTGTTGCCTGATTGACTCATTTCACTTCCCCTTCTCGCCAGCTGGGGCATCCAGCTTGGCCTCGCTAGCCAAATCGACTGCACTGCCCGAGTTCGTCACCACGCTTCCAGTCGGGGCTTCGCCAGTCACCGGGCTTTCATCAGGCCCGGAGGGCAGGCCTGCTGCCAACTCGCTCTGGGCCTCTGCCCCGGCTTCGGCCAAGACGGCCGAATTGGCGTCCAATCGCGCCCGCAGCTCCGTCCAGGCTTCACCTGTCGGGAGCCCGCCGTTCGAAATCGCGGCCACCAGGGCCTCCACGAACGGAACCGCACTGACAAAGCCCTGCTCGATAGCCGGTGCCGCCTGCACGATCATGGTGACGATTTCGAGGACCTTCCCGACATCAATCGACACCCCGACAGTCGCTGGCGAAGCGCCTCCGCTGGAGAAATGCTCTTTAATCGTGTCCTCAATGCTTGACAGCGTTGACATTTCATGCTCCCTTCGAGTTCGACAGTTGACTAAACACGGAGATCGAGGCTTGGGCCGCGCGGAAAAGGTCCCCAAACTGCAAGGTCGGGTAATTCTGCGGGCTTCGGGAAAAGTCCTCCAGCGCGTTGAGCGCAATCCGGGCCTTCTTATCCGCCGAGGCCAACGCGACAACAGTCGTGGCCTGCGAGCACGGCGCGACAGCCGGGCTCTGACAGCGGGGCAGCTTCACATAAGCAATGGCCCCGGCTTGCGCGACGCCATAGGCGTTTTCAAGCTCGAAAACCTGGGTCCCCTGAATGGGATTGACAATGCTCGCGCAGCCTGCCAACAGGACGCCAGCCAACAGAATTCCGACTCTCTTCATTTTCTCTCTCCTTGCCTCTCTTACAGATTATCCACCCAGCCATTCAAGACGACCGTGTTAGCCCCAGCAGAGGCCCAATAAATGTTCCCACTCTCCAGCACCATCGAAACCGTTTCGGCTTCATAGTCGATATTCGAGTTATCGGCATGTTTCACCAGAAACGGCGGAGCAGTCAGGGCGCTATCGCCACCATAGGACGAATTCGGAGCCACAATCATCAGGGCATCATCATTCTTAAAAGCCGTGATATTGATCTCCGACGCAGTAGGCGGGACGAAATTCGCCACCGGGATCGCGACCCAGGTCGGAATGCCCACATCTCCCGCCGAGCCCGAGGCCATCAGCGGACTCACCGTTGGATTGGTCCCTAGCACGATCTGGGCCCGGGTCCCGTATTGCAGAGAGCGAAGCAAATTCGAGCTCGAGTCATTCCGAATTGCCCCAACGCGGACTTTGTACGTGTAATTCGTTGGCATTGTCGGGGCAGTTGCCGACAGCGAGAGCAAAGCCGCCCAGGTTCCGCCAGTGGGGTTGTAAATCGCCCAGACATTATACCAGGTACTAGCAGCTTCGGCCCCCGAGTCGAGGCCATTTGCCCCACTCGAGGCCAAATTGCCCGTCAGATTGAGGGCATTTCCAACAATGGCTTGATTGGAGGCCGTGAAGGCCACCAGCTTCGCGACCTGAATATTGACCTGCGAGTCCGATGTCACGGCCACGCGAAGAGCCGAAAAACCCAGCCCAATATTCGTGCTCTGCGCGTAGCGGGCATCGAAAATGACTTCCAGCGCCGTCGCCATCGCGCTTTTGATCTGGGACCACAGGAAGTAAATCGGGGCCAGGCCAGCGCCGCTGTCCAGGGCCAGAAACCGATCCGCATCGACGGGAGGGTTTTTATTCGTATCGAACTGGTTGATGAAGAGGCTTGGGTTGACCGTCGGATTGGGCAGGGTCCCCGACAGGTCGCCCCCGACAGTAATATACTGAATGGTCAGCTGGTCCCAAATCTGGTTCCCATTCACGTCTTTCAAGACTTGCCGGTATTCCCCGTCGCCAAAAATGACGGCCTCGCCATTGAGGTCGAGTTGCACCGGATTGGTATTCAAATTTACCTTTTCCGGATCGCTCCAGGTGTTCTTAAAAGTCGTCGTGTTGGGGACGTAAAAGAAGACTTGCCCGCTCGCGTAGGGCTGGCCGTTCCCGTCGCAAAATTGCTGCTTTCCATTGGGCAAAAGGTTGGCACTGACGACCATTTCCAGCTGTTCCTATTCCGTAATCTGGGGCGTAATATCCCGCATTTGTGGGGAGGGCAGCGTCGGGGTGACAAACGAGACATTGACCTGGACCGGCGAGTTGCCAGCCGGGCTGTCGCCCCCACTCGACCCGACACCAGCCCTGCTTCTCAAGAGGGTCAAATCCGCAAGGCTCATCAATTCGCTCTTTTTGAAGCCCTCGGGATCAGCTTCCAGCCGCCTTTGCAGTTCATCCAGCACGGAGAGGCCCAGGGTCTTCATCCGATCGAGGACATCGATGAATTTCAACTCTTTTTGAGCCTCATAATGCGCCAGCAATTCCTTGAACGCCGGGTCATTCTTCAGGTTCGAAATGTAGGCCGGGCTGTACCCCGTCAGCAGGGAGATTTCCGCCAGTGCCGCACCTTCGGTGACAAGCAATCGAGCCAGCTGGTGATGCGCATAGCGAATGTGCAGAATGCCACCTTGGGCAGGCGAGGCCGCTGGGCTATCGCCAGCCTCCAGCGAGGCCAAGTCCGAGGGCACGAGGGCCCGCTCAACCTCAATCGTCACAGGAGAGACCTTCTTCCTGCCCCCTGCGGCGCCTCCCAGGATGATTTCTTCAAAGAGCACGTCAGCCATAGTTCGGGCCTTTCTCTGTCAACGTTAGGTGAGTCGGGAGGGAGCGTCAAGGGCTTCGCCAGAAGGGTCTTCGCGACGTGGCCACGGCTTCGACCGGTCCTAATCCCACTCTTTCAATTTCCCAATCGCCCTTTCCCGTCGGTCATCCGGGCCACTCGTGAGCGCGTCCGGAGCTGGCAGCGGTGCAGGGCCGATCAAATCGATGACCTGCAAAAAGTTACCCTGCAGACTCGAAAACTGGCTCTGCGAGATGATTTGCTCCGGCACTCCGGGGATTACCTGGGGCATGAAGAGAAAAAAGCTCTCATTCGCATGGAGAGGGGCGAAAATCATCAATTCGGTCGGGTTGAAATAGAATTCTGGGCTGGAGAGCGGCAGCAGCGTCCAGCCTACAGCCGAGGGATCAATCACCTGGACCAGGGTCAAATCGGAAAGCTGGAAGATGTAAAAAAGGTTGGCCGATGAGGCAACCCCCACTTGGCCCGGTCTGACGGACATCCTCTTACAGAGCCCCAGCGGCAGCGCGGCTGTCGTGAAGCCATTCCCCAATTTCGACCTCAAGAGAGTCGTCAGCGTCGGGTCGTAGAGGAAAATATCCCCATTCTGACAGACCACGACGACGCCGTCGACCTCCGGAGCGTAATGGCAAATCGCAATTGTCCCGGTCAGCCCGGGCGGTGTGATAGTGTTTTCCGTCAGCCCGCCGATCGCAAGGTCGACTCTGACGACGTTAGTCCCAGTTTCCCCGACGAAGTAGCCATAATTCGGCCCAACGCTGGTCCCTTTGGCGCTGTTGACGCTTGTGAACGAGCTGGTGGGCGCCTCCCAGACGATCCCCCAGGGGCCACTGCCAGTCTTCGACAGCAGGGTGAAATTCCTCGCAAAGCCCTGATTTGTCAGCATTAACATGTAAGTCACATTGCCAATGGTGACGTGGTCCATCTGGGAACCAAAGTTGTTCGTTCCGACAATCCCTCTCGCAATGGTTTGCACCAGGGTCCCCGAAGCCGCGTCGTAGATATAAATATGCGCCGCATTGCAGAGAAAGATATTCCCCAGTCCGTCGAACGAGATGCCCCCGCCAGAGGTCGATACTGGAATGTCCCTCTTCGTCCCAGAGGGAAGGTCCCAGATGTAAAACTTATCGGCGAAGCCAGTCGTAAGGTCGTTCCACGCGGCGAAGGCCCCCTCGGTGTCCCACATGAAAAACGAATTCCCGAAGCCGACGATCCCCAGGTCGATCTCCGAGTACGGGGTCATCCCAGGGGGAATCGCCGGGATGATCTTAATGACGGGCCTTCTGACACGGAAGGTCTGCTTGCTGGGCTCCGAGCCCGAGACCGAAATCTCCTGCCTCACTAAAAGTTGGGCGACCATTTTCTTTCCTTCCGATTTGCTCTCACGTGCAGCAAATAATTTGCGGCTTCGAATTCGGCGGTGCTGCAGCGAAAGTCGCCCACAGGGTCCAGCTGCCAGTCCCCAACGTCGGCGAGCTCGGGAACGTACTCGGCACCCCTGACCCGTAGGCCTGAATGCCGACCGCATTCGGCGTGCTATCCCCCAGATGACACACATTCATCGTTGTGTCCGTATGCAGGCCGATGTAATAGTCCCCAGCTGCCAGATTAACTGGGCTCGCGAAGGTCAAGTCATTTCCATTAATAGTGAACCCAGTTTTCTGATTGGTGACACCTTTCAAATTCCCAGGTCCCCCAGCCGGTCCGGTCGCGTCGTAAATGACCCCCTTGGCGTTGGCACTGGGGTAATTATCGTTGACAAAGGTCGTGAGTTTGCTCACAGCCCCTGCCACGGGCAGCGTGGTTTTGAGGACAATGATATCATTTGCCACGTAGTTATGACTAAGCGAGTCGCCACCAAGAAGCTGGCCATAGGCCGTTCCCGCTGTCAAGACCGGGGTGTAAAACACCAGCTCCGGGTATTGGAAATTCGCCAGACTTGGCGAGGCCCCAAATGGATTGCTTGGCCCCGCGCCAATCGTATCGGCATTGAAGGCAATTCCATTAGTCAAAGTAAGACAACTTGTCGTGCCCCCGGTCGTTGCAAGCAATCCCGCCCAATATGTTCCTGCATTTAAAGTTGGAGGCGACGGAAACGGAAAAGCTACAAGATTGAAAAAAGGCCCGACTACCAGGGAGCTCGTGGCCAAGAGTGCGCCAGGAAGTCCACCGGCTCCAGAATTGTCGTAAATAACAGCCTTGGCGTTGGAGACCGCTGTGTTAGTTAGGTTAAACAGCAAATGGTCAAGCACGCCCTGCCGGTCAAGAGCAAAAGCCGAGACCGCTTTGTTATTGCTCGGAGGTGCGGCGACATTAGTCGCCCCGGTGTTGATATTACCAAAGGTTGCCATTTGCCTTATCTCGAGCCGACCATGGAGAACGAGATGTTCGCCAGCGTCGCGTCAGCAGTCGCCTGGTTTTCGACGGTTATAATATCGCCGGCAGCGGTGACGACTGGGCTCGCGAATGTGAAGGTCCCAGTCGTGCCCGAGGCCGCGAACGTGATCGTTCCGACGCTGGAGCCGTTGTTCTTAATCGTCAGGACGGTCGATGCAGTTGCGGCGACTGTCGCGCTAGCGTAAGACCCCGTCAGCGAGGCCGGGAACGTCACGACCCGGGGGATCACGACCCTGGCCAGCAGAGCAGCATTCGCTGGAACCCCGGGGAAGAACATCAGCATGTCATAAGGCTGGACCCCGGGACTGCCAGTCGCGCCGGTAGCGCCGGTGGCCCCGGTATTCCCAGTCGCCCCAGTCGCTCCCGTCGGTCCGGTTTGTCCAGTGGCTCCCGCTGGGCCAGTGTTCCCGGTTTGGCCTGCCGGTCCCGTCGATCCGGTGGCTCCCGTTGGTCCCACTGATCCGACACCGCCAGCGCCGGTGGCCCCGGTATTCCCAGTTTGTCCCGCTGGGCCTGTAGCCCCTGTCTGTCCCGTGGCTCCGATCGCCCCAGTTGGGCCGGTGATGCCAGTCGCGCCCTGGGGGCCTGTCGCCCCAGTGGCCCCCGGGGTGCCCGTGCTGCCGACTCCGGTCCACAAGGCCCCGACACTCCAGTCCGCGTGGGCCGAGGAGAGCTTGGTGTAAACATAAGCGTTGCCGGAGCCGTCCGAGCTGACGAGGACCGTGTAGCCCTGGACCGCGTCGTCATAGGCCGCTCGATCGGCGATCAGGGGGACCTGGATATCCCAAGCCCGATACTTGCTGGCCGCGAGCTGGCGCAGGACCCAGTCGAAATCTTCATCGAAGTAGAAGAGCGGCCAGTCGCCGGCTGGCAGGGTTCCGAAAATGTGAGGGATCGGGCCAAGGTCGGGCATCTTGCAGAGGCTCCAAAGGCGAGGGCAAATCGGGGGAGTTTGGACTAGCGGTAGCGCACCCGCTCGCGCGCGTCAAGCCTTCGACAGGGCAAGAGTGGCTGCGTGGCCATAGTCTGATTAGACAAGAAAGCTGGAAAGAGGTGGCCATAGTGCAATTTTGAGAAAGTACGTTTGGGCTTGTACACTCGTCCTTTTCCCCTTCCTCGTCGGCCAGGCCCCCCTTCGAGCTTTTTCGGAAGGGACCCTATTCGCCCGGATGGACTGGCGCATTCGCGCGCCACTTCCAGCCAGTCAAATCCGTTGGCTGTGTGCGAGGTCGTAGTCGTTGGCCTTGAAGCCAAGCTGGGCAAGCGCGCGGATGGCAGACTGCAAGGCCAAGGCCACATTGTCCGCGCGAATGGTGAAGACAATCGACTCCATGTCATGGCCGGGTTTGAGGGTTACGGTGATACGGAACATTTGAATGACTCCAAAGAAAGGGCGTGATTGCCCGTGCGATTAATGTAGTGTTTTCGAGCTTGGATTGCAAGGGCTTTCTGTTAGAAAGGTGGCCGGAAATGCGTGGCCGGATGCCAGAGCCCTAGTATTATTTGCCGCCCATAATTGCCGCCCATATCATCAGGCATGGCACTTTGTCGGGCCGTGGGTCTCAACTTTTCGAGCTAGTCGGGTTTCCTGTTCTACCTCTTTACTTTTATTCATTCATTTTTTTTTTTTAGACCAGAAAAAGAGGGCGCGCCCAATCGAAGACCAATCCAATACCACCAGCCAAAGGCACAACCCTGATGATGTACGCGGCAAATATAGACCGCAAACAATACGGTGGCCAACGGGCAAGCCAATCCGCCCACTCGCCCACTCATGTCTAAAACCTCATGCCCTTCCCGGCCCATACAAGCCCGTGGAAGCGTTTTCGAGCTTGCCCGGTATATTTCACCAGCCAACCCGTCCTCGCGCGTTTCACGTTTTGTTCACTTTGACAATCCCGCCAGTCATGGGCGCGAAATAGTGAACAATCCGACTCGCCCCAAACGGGCAAAAGAAAAAGCCCGGACAATGCCGGGCTCTCACCAGTTACAGTCGCGGCCAATTCATGCAAAGCGTTTGGCCTTGCGATGACGGGCCACAAGGTTGAATGCCGTGCGCGGTCCAACTGCGAAGCCCAGGGACGTACCGTCTACCAGCACAGCTTCCCAATCCTTACGGGCCGATACGACTCGCGGACGAATGATCGTGGCAATGGGCTTGCCCGCGATGTCGCGGACCGTGAAAAACCGCTCATCCGAGGTGATTGTGACAATGAGACCGGAATGGGAAATGGTGTACATGGTAGGCATGGAAGCGACTCCTCTTGAATGGCCCGATTGCCATCTGACAAACAATATAGGACAATCGGGCCAGCTTGTCAACATCAATCAAACCGAAGCCAAATCTTCGCGCGCTTCGCATCGCGACGGGCTTCCAGCCATTTGCCCGTCACCACGACGCAAGGCACCAGCGCGAGCCATGCTGCGCAAACGAAAGTCCATCCAAACGGGCTCATTCTACCATCCCCTTTGCGGCTGGGTATTGTTCATCGCAAGCCTTGTCCCACGAGCCGCCACCATGGTAAAGCTCATACCATGCCTTCACGGGATAGCCCGAAATCCCCGCGAAATCCGCCCAGAGCATGAATTGTTCGACATCAGTGATTTTGCCCATCATCGGCGAGGCAAGCTTCCACCTTTCCGGGCCAAGCTCCTCTTTGATGTCTTCCACAGCGTCGAATGCCGGGCTTGCGGACTTCGAGTAATCAACAACACGTTTCATTTCGCGACTCCTTCTTGCAAGGCATCATTGCCTCTTGACTTGAAAGATAGAACGTTCCAGCTTATCCGTCAAGATCTTTCACCAGCCTTTCTTCAATTCTTCCGGCACTCTGCCAGCGCGGAACGCATCGGCCTGCTCTTGTGTCAAGTCTTGCGGCTCTTTATTGGCCCATGTGTCACGCAAGGCCAAAATGACACTGCCGCCGCCAGTGGGGATAATCGTATTGCCGATCAAATAGTAAGACATGCCGTGCCATTTCGAGTCATCTTCCCGCATTGAGAAAACGCCACTAGGCTTCATGCCGGGGAATTTGGCCTTCCAGTCTTGACGGGCCTGCCGCATTGCCGGGGATGGACGACAATTAACCCGCATCACGCGCGGAGACTCCCAATCGACTTGCCATTCGAATTCCACCAGCAGGGTCTTCCATTCGATATCGGCCTGCAGTTGGACTTCTTTCATTATTTCTTCGCGACGGGCCTTCAATTTGGCCATCTCATCGTCAAGGGCCTTAAGGTCGCTCGCCAGCGTAGCGGGGCTGTAAAGTTTCTTCATGATCGTGTTCTCCGATTGCCAATTCGCAAACACTAGCGCATCTGGCCACACCGTGTCAACACCTATTTCCAGCCGCCAGTCGAATTTGCGGGCAACAAAAAACCCGCTCTTGCGAAGCGGGTTTAATGTCATCCGGGAATGGCGTTACAGGCCGCGCCATGCAATGCCAGCCGAAACCGGCATTGCGTCTCTGTCGTCGCGGCCTAAGCCGCTTTTCCCAAATTACAGCCCAAGGCTGGCCGCGTCCTTCTTTTCGACGCTCTTGGCAAGGGCCTCCGCCGCAGCCTTGGCGGACTGCTTGGCCTTGAGGACCTTAGCGGCCTCCTTATCGATAGCCTCGCCATTGACTTCGAGGCGAGTCCGAACCATCTCCTCCATGGTCTTCTTATTGCCGTCGGCGAACTCGACAGCCTCTTCACCCTTGGGAACCTTGATCCCATTGGCCTTGAGAATGTCGACAACCTGCTGCCGGGCAATCTGGCTCTTGATCTTCTCGATCGGATCGATCGTGATCCCAACCGCGCGGCTGCCAATCGTGCCTTCCAGCAGGGCCTTCATTGCAACTTCGAAGCGCTCGGCCTTCAGGGCATTGACTTCGTCCTCGGCCATTTCGACCTTGTGCTCTTCCAAATAGGCGTCCTTGAGGTTCTTGACCCTCGAGGACTGTTCCGAGCCGAAATAATGCGAGAGGCCACGGGAAATCAGGGCGCTGATGGACTTGGCCGGAAGGGTCGAAAGGTCGAGGGGCTTACCATTGACTTCGGGCTGGGTTGCAAGGACCGAGACGGAAATCGTGGAAACGTCGTTCATTTGAATTTCTCCTAAAAATGGGCCGTCTTGTGTTTGGGCCGATTTGGCGGGGACCATTCCCATCGCCATGCATCAATATCTAATCCAACTCGCGACGACATGCAAGGGGAAAATGCATGAGGGCAAACTTTTTTATCCCACCATCCAAAACGGGCCGTCTTCGCGCGTGATGCGCCCGCGCGCATGGGGGCAAAGAAAAAGGCCACGACATTGTGCCATGGCCTTTCAATTTCGGGGCATATTTTACGGCAAGTGACTTTCAATTTGATGCGCCTTCCCGCGACCGACAATCGTTACCGAGGTATCGTCGGGGAAAACCCACTCGATAATGTGGGGCAAAAATCCCCGGTCTTCGCGGAATGCCCCTTTCGCAAGGGCCACAAATTCGAATGGTTTTGTTTTGGGCAGGGCCTTCCATTCGGCAATCGCGCGTTCCGCCATTGTGGGGAATGCGAGCGGGATCGCTTCATTCATCTTGGTATCTCCGATTTCAAAGAACACATCAAAGGCGGGATGCCTTTCAATGGTGGAATTATCGTGGCACAACGGCGTGGCAAAGTCAAGCCCGATGGCCACCTTTCTAACAGAAACAAATCGCCATTCCACCAGCACCAAAGGCGACAAGCCATTTCACAACTCGCCATTGCCATGCTTTGCAAGCGCGTTCATGTTCCCAGACTCGGCAAAGCAATTTGTCTACCTCCCCGCGAAGGCGAATGATTTCAATTTCCCAGGCTTCGCCAGACACTAGCTCTTCCATGTGAATTTCCCTTCTTATACGGCCCCATCCTACCGGCAAGCTCTTAAGAAAAGGTTAACGTCTTGGGCGAAGCCTTGCAACCCAAGATTGTGCAATCGATTTTTGCAACCAAAGCCGATTTCCCTTGACCCCTTCCGGCCACTTCGTTACCATGGACGTTATCACGGGCTTCGCCAGTCGAGTCGCATCACTGGCCGCTCCAAATCAGGAGGAATTTCCCATGCACCTCAAGCCAGTTTCCCAGTGGACCTATGCCCTTTATCGAGTCGATTATCGCGAGACCGAAGACGGGCCGATTGGTCTGACAAAGTATTTCATCGCCGCGAATGACAGCCATTTGGAAAGCGATATCCAAGAGTTTTGGCCATCGCCAGCTTATCATAGGTTTGACTGGGAAATCGTGCAAGACAACGTGACAGGGCCAAAAGTTATTGGAAACCTTTACGGGATACCCCTGCATGAAAGCGGGCATGAGGCTGGAAGGCGGATGGCCGAGAGTCTTTTCGTGACTTACGATTTGGCCAGTCATGAGACAGTTTCGGAGCCTATGCAGAAAGAGGAGGCTCTGGCTTTTGCGCGGGAATATAGCAATCGCTCAGCTTGTCAAGTTTTGCCAATTACAGACGCGAGGGCGAGGACATGAGTGTCTGGATTAGAACTTGCCAGGAATGTGGGTATAAACAGCCTTCTAAGCCTCCGGCGGAATATAAGTCCGACACATGGCGAGATATTAAATGCAAGCGCTGCAAATCTATGGCGCTTGATTATGGTTCCGTCAAACAGGACAAGCCGGAGGATGACGAATGACCTCGCAGGGTGAAACGACAATCCGACTTTCGGGCAATGGCGACCTTGTTTTGTCCCTCCCCGACAAAACGGGCCTTATTCACGAGCTTGTGTTGCAGCAGGGCAAAGTGGAGCAAATCCTGCGCCATCTCCTTGCCCGGCAAGGCCAGCCGGGAGTCGGGCCGCGAGTCGGGCGCGAGGCCGGAGCGACTTGGCGCTTCCTGCTGGAAAGCGGCCTCTTGGCAACAGCGAAGAAAATCCCCACTGGCGCGAGCGGCCTCGGCAAGCCCCTTTCCAGTCAGGCCAAGGCGGAGGATTTGGGGCTATGAGCGCAAGCGCAATTTACGAAATTATCGTCCTGCCAGCCATTGGCAAAGTCGCGCAGGGCAATCTGCCGGACCGCGCGCTTTCGCTTTTTCAGGTTTATTGCATGGTCGCCAAGAGCGGGCAAATTGTCGAGCTTCGCCGAAACGGACTGCCAGTCCGCCAGTCGGAGGCAAAGCCATGACGGGCAAGCCCGGAGGGGAGAAACTAGCGACCCAGTGGGCCTTCGGCGAGCCTTCTCGCGAAGCGCAGCTGGCCAGCGTCAATACCTCTTGCCAATTGGCAATCAAGACCTTGCGGGCGAATATGAAATTCAATGCCCCTTTTATCACGCTTGATACGCTCAAGCAACTCGACGAGCTGAAGCAGGAAATCAAATCGACCCTCCACGCGAAAGCGTATGGGCAAGGCAGGGGAAAGTAATGCCCCTGACAGTCATTTTGCTTTTGCCACTCGTAATCGTGGTTCATGTTATGTTGAACGGCCACGGGCAAGGGCACAAACGCAGCAGTCGAAAGAGAAGGAGGCACTAAAATGCCAGCCAAAACCTATGGCGCCCTTAATCCAGAACAACTCGCTAGCCTATTCGAAATGAGGCAAAAAATTGCCGAGAACATGCGGGATGGGGCCAAGACGACGCTTGATAAAGCGCTCGCAGGAAGGGAAGCAGTGTGCTTCAAAGAAGCTGCTTGGATTGTCCGCAATACCGAATTTGTCGGCTGGGACGCGGCCAGTCGAATTGTGGAGGAAATCCCATGACCCCTATCGCAGTGGGAATGTTTGTGATTTTTGTTCTAATCGTCCTTGCGGCCTAACAGTCACCAGCTTGCCAGCCAAAAATCGGAGAAATTCAAATGGAAAAAATTCTCGAATGGGCCCCGCCAGTCTGGGCCATGCCGGAGGAAATCAAAGCCCTTTGGCTCGAGGGCCTTCGAAGTGGCCGCTTTGTCCAAGGCCATTCTTGCCTTGGAAGCGGAGAGAAAGAGCGCTGTTGCCTCGGTGTTTTGATCCAGGTAATGCTGGAGGCAGACGCCATCCCCCTGGGTTGGGAAGGCAATCTTCCGGAGGAAAACAACCCTGAATTGACAGTTAGGAAACACGAGAGCGGCGACTCGATAAGAGGCATTATTCCAGTTCCTTGGCAAGATGCTCTGGGCTTGACTAAGCCAGTCTCGGAAGAGGAATTGAAGATCGATCATATCGACCCGGAAGATCGCGAGATAGCGCATGATTTTCTCATCAATCGGAACGATGCCCATGACGGGAAACCGGAGCACTGGACTTTCGCGCAAATCGCAGACTGGGTTGAGAAAAATCTCTAATTGCCAGTCAAATCCGCCAGCTTGGGGCTGGTGCCAACCGAAATCGGAGCAATTTCCATGATCAATGACGCAGATAAGAAAGCAATGGCCTTCAAGATCAAGGCCCTGCTAGCCAAGACCACCGAGGCGGGCTGTTCGGAGGCCGAGGCCATGATGGCCGCGCATAAGGCCAAGGAGTTGCTGGACAAGTATCAGATCGACCTTTCCGAGCTCGACCTCCGGGAGGAGGGCACGAGTGAGGCCAGCGTGGCGCGAAATATCATCGCGACGGAACTGCAAAAACAGGTCGGGCGCTATTGTGAGGTCAAAAGCTGGCAGAGCCCAGCAGAAGGGAAGCTCAAATTTTTGGGCCTACAAAGCGATGTTTTCTTCGCCGAGTGGCTTTTGCTGGCCCTCACCAGCTTTGTCCAACGCAAGACCCTGGACTACAGCATGAACGCCGCGAAGATTTACCAAAATGAGGTGAATGAATTCCAAATCGGCTGTATCAGGCGGATCAATGCGAGGTTGAAGGAGGAAATCGAACGCCGAGACGCGGAGAGGGCCAGCCAGGTCATTAACTCCACAGGGCGGAGCCTCATGGTCTTGAAGGACCAGATCGTGACTGAGGCCTGGGTCAAGAAGAATTTGAACCTCTCAAACAGAGGCGGAACCAATCGCGGAGCCCCAGCTTCCCAGCACTACATGGCGGGCCACGCAGCCGGAGGGGAGGCCCGATTTGCCCGGCCCGTCGCGAGGGATGAATTCCAGACTCGCCAGCTGACAGCGGGGGCAAAGAAATGATCAGTCAGCAGGAATAAAACAGCGTCGAGTAAAGGAGTTGCGTCATCATGGCTGATTTGATTTTAGAACCTATCTTGGGGCCGATCATGACAGAGGGGAAACTTTCCGTCAATCTCCGGGTTACGAAGATCAACGCGAAGCTGGCCAGCAAGAGGATTGTCTTGGAGCTTGGGGGCATCGAGATTTCGATCCCATTGGCGGAGGTGGACGGGCTTCTCGCCTCTCTAATCGAAGAACGCAATAAGGGTCTGAATTTATAGTCGAGCCAGTCCTGCGTTTCGGCTATGAACCAATGGGGAGGGCTGCCAGACAAAGGCGGGGCCTCCCCAAAAGGCTGCAACCGCCAGACACCAGCTTGAAGGGAGGTGAAAGAAAATGAGGCGCCGAGACCAAGGGCACTGCCCTTCCAGTCTTAAATGCCTTGCTTCGCAAATCACCCACTGAAGTCCCCCAAATAGGGGCAGGATCGATTTCAACAGACCTTCAGTAAGTCGAGTCGATCCTGCTCTGCCAGACACCAGCCAGGGCACTGGCAAAGACAATCGGAGAAAGAAAATGCGCGGAATTCTTATCGATGCCACCAGTCGGGCCATTAGCGAAATCACTCTTCCAGACATCAAGTATGGAGACTTGGACGAAGCCGATTATAGGGCCAATTGGGAGGGGATGAAAAAGCTCTTGGAGACCACCATCGTCGAACCCGTTCGAATGGGCGCGGCCCAATTGTGGGTCGATGAGGAGGGCCTCTTGAAGCCTGAGCCAGGGCCTTTCTTCCGCCTCGGGATTCCAGGAGCCTATGGGCCGATTATTTCGAAAAAGGGCATCTTGCTGGGCTGTCAAGGCCCGGAGGGCGATCCGAGCGATTTCCCCTTTGCCATGAGCAAAGTCTGGGGCCTCATCGATTGGCTCCCCGAAGGGACCAAATTCTTGGAGATCGAAACCCGCAAGGGCGAGACCGAGCACCCAGTCCTGGGCAAGCTGACAGCCATCAATCGGGTTTCGATTTTCCAGACCCCAGACGGGAAGAGGATCGAGCAATGAGTCGCCCCTCGTCAGTCACCAATGTTATCAAATTCAAACCAAGGACCTTTACCAGTGCGGAGGCGGTCATTGACGCTCTGCGAAGCGAGCTCTTCGCCAGTGGCCGCTCGTGGAGCGATATTGCCAAACAGGCCAACTGCTCGCCATCGACAGTGCAGAGGCTCGCCAGCGGGAAAACCAAGTGGCCCGCGAGGACGACGCTCTTTCCACTCCTTGCCAGCTTGGACTTGGAATTTACTTTCCAACGCAAAATCCGGAGGGCTCCCGATGCCCGGAATTCTTGACCAGTCGCCCGAGGGCGGGGTCTACCTCGGGGACGGGGTCTATTGCAAATTCGATGGCTTCCAGCTCTGGTTGACAGTCGGCCATCATCAGAACACGCCCCTCGTGGCTCTGGAGCCAAGTGTCTTCGCCGAGCTCCTTCGAGTGGCCCGCCAGATCAATCAATTCGCGGGACAGGAGCACTTTCTTGGCGCTGGCTTCGAGGGAGTTCGCCAGTCATGAAACTTCTTATTGATGCAGATCGACTTGCCCAGCTTATCGGGAGGAAGGACGAGTCCCTGGGCGAGGCTCTAGTCGCGGATATTGAGGCGATAAGGGGGATTTCGCTCTCCGAAGTCGCCAGAAATCTGGCAGTTTCGTCCTTCGAGACGGGCTATGCAGCGGCGCTGACGAATGTCGTTCGAATTCTCGAGGCGCCTTGCCAGACACCAGCGAAGGGAGAGTCTTAAATGGCAATGCTAGTTTTCGCGATATGTTTTCTGTCGACATTCGCAGTTGGAATGGCAACGAGAAGTCCCCTCATCGGCTTCGGGGCAGGAATGCTTGTTCTTTGTGGGTTCTTTTTTGCAGGAGTGCATTAATGCCAATCACGCAAGCGAAGCATCTCGAATTGCTCATCGCGGCAGAAGACGCCATGCAAGGGCTCGGGCAATTTCAGGAGCTGATTTTGAGGCAATTCACTCTGGCCGAGGCCTCGGGCCAGTGGGAAGACCTTTTTCGGGAGCTTATTTTGCTGGGCCAAGCGGAATACATGCTCCGCGACCCCGCGAAGACGAAACTTGTCATTCAGCTGGAACGTCAGTTTTACTCCCCCACCAGATTGGGGATCAACCGGCGGGCCAAGCAGGCGCAAGCGCGGAGGCGGGCCAAGGCTTCGCCAGACACTAGCCAATTCAATTCAGAAAATGACGATTAACTCAAAAGAGGGACTGGCAGAAAATGACAACTTTGATAAAGTGCTTGCAATGCGGGAAGACCTTTCCCCTCCGGGCCGAGGCCCCGCATAAGAAATTCCACAGCGCGAAGTGTCGATATGATTGGCACGCTGCCAGACGCAAAATGGCGCTTCGCCAGATGATTGAACGGGAGGGCGCGCCCCAGCTGCCAGTCGAGGATGAGGCAGCAGAATGACCATCGCCGCAGTCCTGGGTCTCTGGCTTGTCGCAGCAGTGTTGATCATGATCCTGCTGGAATTGGTGAAACTTCGTGAGAGGCTTCGCATTGTCGAGGCGGATTTGAGGATCATCGACAACACTCTGGCGAAACTTTCCACGACGTTCTTGCGTCCGACTAGCAGAAATCAAGTTAACAAAACAATGGAGTATTAAAATGCCTGGCAAGATAGTTTCCCTTTCGATCACGCACTATTACGGAGACCCCGATGGGAGCTTCACGTTCCAGCACGACAGCGGGACGATATCACACAAACTGGATAAGGAGGAAATTGAAAAAATCTGGGCTGTCGCGCATGAGGCGATTGAGAGGACAAAGCACCAGATTGCGGATCAAATTCGCCAGATCGAAACCCCAGCCCTGCTGGGCTATGACAGGACGAAGACTATCGAAGCAGGGACGTCAGATGAGTCCTTGGTCCCAAAGCACGACGTTGATGGAAACGAAATCCCTTTTTAACCGAGCGGGCGAGGCCCTCTCACAACAGCAGCAAAGGAAATGAAAATGAAACTCACCAGCTTGCTCGTCGGAATGCACTTCCGACCACCAGCGAAGACGCTCCTGGCCTCCCTGCCTTCCGGGACCCCTCTGCGCCTCCAGCCCGAGCCGGAAAACCCTTTCGATCCCCTGGCCGTCGCCGTCTTCGTTTCGCCAGCGGCCTTCCCGGCTTCGCAGCTCCCTATTCTGGAAAGCGCCCTGCCGAACAACGGCTTCACGCTGGAGGAAATTCAGGCCCAAAATGAATGGCACCTCGGCTATGTGGCCGCGAGCGATGGGAAGCCTCTCGTCAAAGCGAATGCCAGCGGGGCCAATCTCGTCGGCAATGCCGAATTCCTGCCAGTGGTACAGGAACAAAACCTTTCCGGAGGGCTCTGCCATGGGCTCCTGGGCTTCGCCGGGGACGGGTCGCCAACAGTCGTGATCGACTCAGAGGTCCCAGTTCCAATCCAGAGCGCCCTCGATGCCGAAGACGAAGATGACAATTTGTCTTCGGGCGCTTTGGCGCTCAAATACAGCGGAGACAATAGATAAAATGCTGCGCGGGCCGAAACCCATTAATCGGGCAATTTCGCAAACGGCCCGCCAGCTCTTCGAAATCGCCGCCCAGCAAGGAATTTCCCGAAAGGAAATGGCCGCAGTTCTTGGGGTCGCCCAGACAACAGTCCACCATTGGGCGCGAGGCCGAAGTGACATTGGAGCCTCCGATGCCGAAGCCCTAGCGAAGTTTCTGGGCTTTCAACTTGCCCTGCAAGAAAGGAAACAAGAAAGTGAAACAAATCGACACGGAATTTAAAATCATCTACTCCGAAAAGGGAGCCCATATCCATTGTGCCCTCTTTTCGAAACCCCTCTCCCAAGTGACCTGGCAGAAATGCGGGGACTTCGTGATTGGGGCCGAGTCCAAGCTGGACCTTTGTCGGCTCTTTGATTGCAAATGGGAGGAGAGGGAAGACTGATGGCACTTTTTCGCAAGACCCCCGAGCCCCAAGTCGACGCGGCCGCGCACTATCGCAAGGCCCTCTTGCAGGCCAGTCGCCAGAATTTGGACGAGGAACTGGAACAGAAATTCACAGCGGCGAGCTTCGAGCTCGACCGTGAAATCGAAACCCAATTGGAGAGTGAAATGGCCCTACCAGTCGAAACGAAGACCGTCCCGAATGCCCTGATTGATCACCATATCGAGCAGATTAAAGACCTGTCCAGTCGGGCGGATGATTTCGAAAAGGAGGCCAAGAGGCTGCTGACTTTGGCCAAAGAGCATAGGCTTGGGGCCGCAGCCCTGGAAGCCGCTAATCGAGTCCTTAGCGATGGACTGCAGGGCAAGGCAGCGCCGGGATTGCCGACAGCGGGAGTAAGCTTCCCTGCAAGCGGGCTTGTCAGCCAAAACCTCCCGGACAACGGAGGTCACTGATGGCCATCATTTTGCCAGAGGAGTTTTCCGAGCTCCTCCGCCAAGGGGACCGTTCCGTGCAGGAGGCCGAGAGCCTCCGCTACGGGGCCCATGCCTTTATGGTTTTGCCTCTTTCACGGG